CGAATAGATAGCAGTCCGCACCGCCATCTTCTGGTATTCGTTCAGGCTCATGGGCTTATACTTGTATACCTCGTCGTAGTATTCCCAAGCTTCTAAGTCAAACTCGTTTATCATTCTTCGGCTTCCTTCCACCATCGTTGTTCTGCGTCCAAGTTAAAGTAATCATCTAACTGAATCAACCCCTCTTCCAATAGAAAAGCCACTACGACACTCTCACAAATGTCGTTCTGCTCAAGCAATAGAGCAAGGCCATAATTTTCTACGAGGGCGGCAATTTTACTTTCTAAATCAAACATTGTCAATAGGCCTTAGTGATAGGTAACGTTACCGTGAATCTCTAGGGGACCGGGTGCTTCGTTCAAAGACTTGATAACAAAGTAGGCATCATCAAACGAGTCGAACTCAACCTCAATCTCACAGATCTCTTCGTCAATCTCAGCAACGAATACTGCGAACCATTCCCCTGTGTCTACATCTTCGTATGGTCCGTCAAGATGTTTGTAGATAATCATTTCTTTTTCTCCTTGATCCACTCTGTTGGGATTACTTCCTGTGCGTAGAGGAAGCCATGTTTGTCACACCAATCAGCATAGGATGTCTTCGATCCCTTCCTGATCTTAGCATTAGGATTGCTGAAAACAAAACGAATGTCAAGCTCAGGATACTGCTCTTTGATGAGTAGATGTTTCTTTCTATCTGACGGAAGAAACCTACCCTTTGTCTCAATGAAGATACCGTTTGGTAACTGAAAGTCAGGGGTGTAGTGCCTGACCTCTGACACAGCATACGGTATCCTCACCTCTTCATACTTAAAGCTTATGTCACGAAGCTTAAGCCATGCTGCTGTTCGTTTCTCTAGGCCTGATCTGAAACGCATTTAGGCGGCTCCCATACTTGGCCTTCGTATCGACGCAGCCAGAGCAGCCTTGCGTTCTCAATCACACGATCCTCTTCACCACCGTAGGCACGAAGGCAGGCTTCATACAGGTCTTGTTCGGTTTCACAGTCACCAAGAAGAACGTTAGCTTTAGCAGGACCAATACCATACAAGCCTACGATGTTGTCTGCACGATCACCCGTAAGGATTTGCGTATAGAAGAACTTCAATCCCTCGAACTCTGTCATGGTTTTGAATTCACGCTTGTTCGGATTGTAGTGGGTGCATGGGATTTGCAGCATGTCTTTGTCAATGGATATGACAATAGCCTCAGGTCCATACTTGGTGGCCCAGATGCCAATCAGATCGTCCGCCTCTTCACCTTCTGACACAATGGCAGACCAATTCTCTTCCATGTGTTGTCGTATCTCTTGCAGGTGTTGGGGTTTGTCTACCGATTTACGGTTGCCTTTATACTCGTGGGTGACAGCTATGTCATACCGGAAGTTACCTTTGCCTGTCAGGAAAACCTGGTAGTCTTCTTCGGTAGGTGACCACAGAACTTCTTGTAGTGCCTGATCCAACAGATCGTCTACCTTGTCGATGGCATCATCAATGCTTTCGTCCTCGCAAGAGAATGCTGCACGGTATGCAAAAGGATCACCATCAATCAGAACCTGTTTCATTACTCGTCTTTCCTTTTGTTTGTTTGTTCACGTTCTTTGGATCTTTGGCGTTCATCATCTGTCATTGGACTAATATCATCGAAACGAAATGCTGCTGACTTCTCACGGAACCAATCATCAGACAGGGGGTGCCTGCCTTTTGGCAGTTTATCTGTTTCACTCATCCTTGCCTCCTGTCAGTTCTTCGATGATCTTGTCGTAGTCTTCATCAGTCATCGTCGTCTCCCTTTGCGTCCGAAAGTGCCTTGATTGCCCGCATCTGTGTGTCGTGCTGGGCAATGTGCTTCAAGGCAGCCTCGTAAATCGTCAGCTTGGCCTCCAGTTCTTCGATGCGGGTAGCTTGTTTCTGCACAACTTCTTCCACATAAGATGTCCCACCGATGCGTGGTTCAGTTATAAACCACCGCTCCATGCTGTCTGCCATAACCATTTTCCCCCACAGATCATCACTCATCTTTTGTCTCCTACTAATGCTTCCCAACTCACAGGGAATAGCTCTGCCATCTTGTCACTGATCTGCTGTGCTACCAGACGTGACTCATACTGTGTGTCTTCCTTGAGGCGTAGCTTACACATCGAAGCAAAGGCATCAAGGCTACCAGACCAATACCACTCAGTCATTGTGCTTTGTGGTAAGACCATGCGTGCCATCTCCGGGGCGCATCCGGTGTATATCATCTGATCATACAAATCCATTACTCTACCCATAGCATCATCAAGCATGTGGTGATCGGCAGAGTAAGAACCCTCAGACCCCTGCTTCTTGTCAGCACTACGACCACGCCACACATCAGGCACATAGAACTCTGGTTCATCATCTACGTAGCGACGACTGATCTCATTCCAGCGTAGGAACTTATGCTTGACTAGCTGTCTAGCTACAAAGATAGGTGCCTTGACGTGGAATGATGCAAAGGCATGACCGAATGGGCTGATGTGTTCATGCTTGGCTAGATAACGGATTAGCTTATCGTTCTGTTCTTTTGTGTAATGGCCTGAGTGTTTAGCAAATGACACCCGTGCAGCATCTACAACAGATGTGTCACTGCCCATGTGGTCGATGTATGTTGCTTGGATCATGTTATCCCCTACGTGTGGAAGACGGGGCTTACGCCCCGCCCGTTAGTTTTACCAGCGATCTTCTGCAGTAGCCATCTCTTCGAAGGGCACATGCTCAAGCACACCGATCTTCTCAAGTCGGACAGATGCTGTTGATCCTTCACCGTAGACCGAGATCTTGACAAGGGCTTTGGTCCCATTGCCTAGTGCACCATCCTCAACGAAGTCCCACTTCTTGTTGGTCTTGCCGTGTGTCACAGCAGGTGCACCACCGAAGTCCTCAATGCCCGAGGGATGAACATTGGGGCGCTTCAGTTTCATACCAGCACGACCACCAGCAACATCAAAAGGTTTGATCATCTTGTTACCCATCGACACCTCAGGGAAACCCAGGTCGATCATACGGTTTACTTCGTCGCTGTCCTTGGGGACAAACACAACGTTGAACTGACCATTGGTTTTCTCGTGGAACTCCGAGTCGTCCATGTTGTCAGTGAACACACGGGCGTAGAACAGTTCGCCTTCAAACACACCATACTTAGTTTGTTTTTTCTGAGCCATGTCAATCTCCTTTACTGGCTTGATAGTCTAACGTAACTCCAATTATCTTGAGTGTCAAGACAAAAAGAATAGGGCTGATGGCAAAAAGTATAGGGCCAATCAATGGGTATCCTTCCAATTTCTGCCGATATCTGTTGAGCCTGCCAGAGGGCAGAGCATACTGAATTTTACTCCGGTGTCAACAATTGATTGTCGTTGTAGGTCACCGAGTCTTTCCGCTGTGCTGTAGTCACCAGCTACTTCTGTCTGCCATTCGTCATGTGGCCATGTGACAAGCTTAAAGTCAAAGCCTTGTTGCTTAGCCTGGCGTGTCCACTGCAGGGCAGAGTGTTTCATAATGACAGACTCGCCGTTCTGCAGCATGCCAGCCAGTGCTTTGTGTTCCGAGGGAACCTTTACCTTGCGGCCATCAAGACCACGGAACCAGCCACGCTTGGCTACATACGGGATGATCTTCTTCTTTAGCTCTGACAAACCTTGGATGGACTCCATGAAGTTATCCACCGCTTGGCCTGCCTCACGAGTGTTGACCTTAAGTATCTGTGCAATCTTTGCATTACCAGCACCAAGAAGAAATGCGTAGATGAAAGTCTTAGCCATGTCTCTGGTGATGTGTGACATACCGAGTGCCTTGCGGTTCAGGTTGTGGATATCCGTTTCGTCTTCCTTATTGCCGGACACAATAGCATGGACATACTCTTCGGACTGCATCAGGTGGGCCAGCACACGTAGCTGGATGCCTTCTGCGTCTGTGCCTACCAGCCAGCTACCCTCAGGTGTGCACCACAGTGCACGAAAGTCACCGTCATACCGTGCCTTCACCTCTTCTACCGCAGTCTTAGGGGTGCCGTGGAAGGCAGACGGGATGTTCGCTTGGTTAGGGGCTGAGTGTGCCATGCGTCCTGTCCATGCACCGATGTGTGTGAACCTACCGTGGATGCGGCTGTCAGCACCAACATGACCCAACCATTCTTCAAGACTAGACCGCCGACCTTCGATGGTCAGCCACTCTGCCAGACGTTTGGCACCAACAGGTGCAGTATCGGGAAGCGTGTTAAGGTTTGCCTCACTCATGGTCCAGCCATAGCGGGCAAACTTAGCGCCACGATCCTCTTGATTGTTCTCTTTCATACTCGATATGTCCTTTCGTCTTTTCGTATGGCTCCCACCCTGCTTCCCACATCCTGTCGATGCGTTGCTTGGGTGAACCAGGATTGAATTCAACCCAGTCATAGCACACTAGCTCGGGTGGTTGAACAGACCAGTCTACCTTTGTCTGGTAGTATTTCTCACGGGCCTTAACAACACTAGAGAAATCAGAACCGTCTTTCTTCTTGCGGTATACAAGTCTGTTAACCTCTTCAAGCTTGGGCGGGAAGTCTTCTTGGAAGCCAGCCTCTAGCTCAGCCATGCGGCCCTTGATCTCTGTCAGTAGTGACGCTGCTTTCTGGTGGTCAAAGTAGAAACCATTGGCTGTCATTTCCTCACACAGAATCTGAATGTCATGCTCACACCGCAGTGCGTCCTGCCACTCAGGATCAGTGATGATGTTTTTAAACTTACGGTAAAGCTTGACGGTAACCGTAACGTCTTGGTGACAGTAGTCAATCATCTCTTCGGTCAGCCTTGAGAAATCCTTGAAGGATATCTTGTGGTCACCGAGGCGTCGGCCCCATGCGTCAAGGCTGTGGCCTTTGCCATCCAGTGTGTAGTCGATCAGACGTGACACCACCAGTGTATCTATGACAGACTGAGGGTCGATCAGGTCGGGCTGGACCAGATGGTTGATAACTTTAACATCGAAGCCAAGACCGTTATGAAAAACAAAACTGTCAATGTCTTTGCAGTAGTCAATGAACCTCTCCCTTTCTTGTTGGTCTGAGTCAACGTTGAGAAACTGTAGCTTGTCACCAGTGTCAACGTCTTCGGAACAGATCACCCAGATGCGTGTTGCATCCAAGGCATCCGTTTCGATATCCATTGCTACTGTTGTCATTGTTCGTCCTCTTCATCATCACCAAACAGNCCTGCCCACAGGAACATAAGAACAGTCCAGGGCCAGATCAGGCTGTGCATGATGGTCCGTCTAAAGTTAAGCTCATCGTAACGTTCCAGCAGGTGGAAGATCGTCAGGATGTGGATGTAGTGTAGGTAGATACCCAAGAAGTAGATGGTCGCTGCAATGAACGCCATCCAATCAAACGAAAGCATACTTTTCCTCCAAGGTGAATGTGTCTGTGTTGAATTTAAGTTGGCCAGCATACCCTGTCGGGCCTACCGGACGGTTCTTTGTGACAAGAAGCTTGGTGGTGTTCCTTTCGTCAGCATCTTCTGCCATCTTGTTACGCTGCAGGTCTACCACAACGGATGCCCGTTGTTCAATCATGCGGCAATACTTTACTTGGCCATCGTCATTCGTGTGACCAATCGTTACGATACCAACACCAAGCTCTGC